CAGTCTGGCCGAGGCGCAGATGGAGCGCCAACTACGCACCAGACAGATGATCGTGCGTGCCAACGCAACATTTGCAGCTGCCGCCGAGTACGGCACGGTGCCTGATGACTTCTTGGAAACCAAGTCCATCAAGCTAGATACCAATCCGGTGACATCATTGTCATTCCAGACAATTGAGGCAATGGATCAGCTGTCGAATACCACCTACCTGTCCAGCGGTAAACCGCTGTATTTCACGGTGGTGGGCAATCAATTCCGGCTGCTGCCGATACCTGATGGCGAGTACACCGCTGAGTTGGTCTACTACGCCAAGTTGACCAAGTTGTCATCGACTGTTGCAACCAACTTTCTGCTGACTCAGGCACCGGACGTTTACCTGTACGGCTCGCTATTACAAGCTGCGCCTTACTTGCAGGATGATGCGAGAATCTCTGTATGGTCATCGTTATATGCTGCTGGCTTAGAGCAGTTGCAAGTTGCTGATGACCGTGGATCAACCAGTGGCGGCGCTCTGTTGGCGCGTGCAAGGACATTCGGATGATAGTCACCACCACCAAAGGCGAGATGGACGATTCATTGCTGGAGAAGCGTGAAGGCTCATTGGACAACGACACCGAGACAACAAGCTGGGTAGAGTACTGGCTAGATGGTGAAATGGTTCACCGATCTGTCCACATGGCGCTCAAGCGCAGTGTGTTTGCTGATGGCGTTACCCAACAAATTTAAGGAGAATTATCATCGCTAATACTCAAGCTATGTGTACCAGTTTCAAGGGTGAGCTGCTTGTCGGCCATCATAATTTCGGCACTGGCGTTATTCGCGCATCTACTGCCGCCGACACGTTTAAGGCTGCCTTGTACTTGGCCTCTGCCACTGTTAGCGCGGCTACAACGGCCTACAGCGCCACCAACGAGGTGTCCGGCACTGGCTACACCGCAGGCGGCGTGACGGTAACCTTTGGCACCGCGCCAAGCACCAGCGGCACTACAGCCTTTGTGACCCCTAGCGCCAGCATCACTTACTCTGCTGTGACCCTTTCTACGGCCTTTGACGCGGTCTTGATCTATAACTCGACTCAGTCAAACAAGGCGGTTAGCGTGCATACCTTTGGCAGCCAGACCGTCACCGCAGGCACGTTCACCTTGACGATGCCTGTCAATGACGCAAGCACCGGCCTGATCCGGTTGGCTTAACCGAGGAGCAGCGGCATGGCTGCATATGGCTCCGGTTATTACGGTAAGGGTGTTTACGGCATAGGCAATGTCGTCATCAGCGGTAACCAGGCTACTGGTGCCATTGGTACGCTGCTCACCAATATATCCATTCAAGAAGATGGAACGATAGCCACAGGCAATGTAGGCACAGTCGGATTAAACGTATCTGTTGCCATCACCGGCAATGCAGCCACTGGCGCTGTCAACTCAGTATTGGTTTCGCCAATCATCACTGGCAATGCTGCAACCGGTGCTGTCGGCACTATGAGCGCAGAGGTTATATCGTTCCAAGCAATTACTGGAGTTGATGGATTTGAGGGTGTTGGTACTGTTACAACTGTCATAGAGGTTGCGATAACTGGCGTTGAGTCTATTGGCTCTGTTGGAACAATAATTGGTTATGGCTGGGGCGCAGTTCCTGTCAGCATTGAGACATGGACACCAGTTTCTGACACGTCAGAATCTTGGACAGATTTAGCAGACAATTCAGTAACTTGGCAAGAAGCCGCCTAAAGGGGATTTAAGAATGGCAGATACCACCACAACAAACCTATTGCTGACAAAGCCAGAAGTAGGAGCCTCAACAGATACTTGGGGAACAAAGGTAAACACCGACCTAGATTTGGTCGATGCATTATTTGCCGCCGCCGGTACAGGTACTTCAGTTGGCTTAAATGTTGGCGCTGGTAAGACATTGACGGTTGCTGGCACATTGAATGTCACAGCCACTGACTTTATTAAGGTTGCGTCAGGCACTACGGCGCAGCGACCAGGCTCACCAGCCACTGCTCAATTTCGTTTCAACACCTCACTGACAAAATTTGAAGGCTACAACGGTACTGCTTGGGCATCTGTTGGCGGTGGTGCAACTGGTGCAGGATCAGACACTGTTTTCTATGAAAACACAAAAGTGGTTACTGGTAACTACAGCATCACAGCATCAAACAACGCGCACTCTGTTGGGCCTATCACCATCAACAGCGGCATCACTGTCACTGTCCCCTCCGGCGCTCGCTGGGTTGTTCTGTAAAGGAAATATATGTCATCAGTCGTTATTTCGGGAGACACCAGCGGGGCGGTAACACTTGCTGCCCCTGCTGTTGCGGGTACAAACACGCTGACTTTGCTTGCAGCCACTGCGACTAGTTCTGTCAATATCTTGGGTACTGCTGTTGCGTCTACATCAGGCGTTTCAATTGACTTCACAAGTCTGCCAAGTTGGATTAAGCGCATTACAGTGATGTTTACCAGTGTAAGTACAAATGGCGTTTCGCCTTTGATTATTCAATATGGTGTAGGTGGCGTACCAGAAACGAGTGGGTATCTTGGCGGGTCAAATAATAGAGGAGGCGAAACAGCAGCTGCAAATGGATTTCTTTTAAACAGAGTTTCTATTGCCACTAATAAAGTAACAATTCTTGCGACTATTTGTTCCTTTGGCTCTAATATTTGGGTTGGTTCAAGTATATTGGCAGAGCAAGCAAATGATACTGGCACTTTTTCAGCTTGCGAAAAAACTTTAGCTGGCACATTAAATATGATTCGCATCACTACTGTCGGGGGTGTAAATACCTTTGACTTTGGTAATATAAATATCATGTACGAAGGATAATCATGTCAATACTTGTTTTAACTTCTGACACGCTATCAAGTCCTGCCGCCGCAGGGCAGATTGAATATACAAGCCCCATCTTTGCGGCTACACCTATCGGCACACAGCGAGGCATTGTTCCGACTCAGCAGTATTACAGGCTTGATTCTGCTGTTGTAGGGTCTAACGTAGCCACAGCACAAAGCATATTTAATGTTGGCTGTACGTTGTCTGCAAGCACTGTGTATGAGTTTGAAATTTTTGCTATTTTTAGCAAATCAGCGGGAACTACATCGCATAGTTTTCAACTTGGATTTGGTGGTACTGCAACAATAAATAACATTGGATATACTGGTCTTGTGGTGGCTAACGGTGGAACAATACCCGGACAAAATACAACAACTTCGTTTGGTTTTGTTTCAAATACAACAACAGCAACAACATCTATTAATGCTTTAACTTCTGCCGCTACGTTTAACTCACATGTAATTAAAGGCACAGTATCAATAAATGCTGGCGGCACATTCATTCCTCAGTACACGCTATCAGCCGCACCTGGTGGGGCTTACTCAACAGCCGCTGGCAGCTACATCCGAATCAATCCGCTTTCCGCATCTGGCGCAGCGACTAACGTGGGGACATGGGCATGACAACAATTATTGATGGTTCAGCGGGTATCACTTACCCAGTAGTCGCAGGGTCATCGTCTGCGGTGCAAGCGTCTGCGGGTAAAGTGTTGCAAGTTGTAACCGCAAACAAAACCGATACGTTTTCAACTGCAAGCACTAGTTTTACTGACATTACTAGTTTATCTGTTTCCATTACACCATCATCTGCATCTAACAAGATTTTGATTATGGCGTATATATCTGCTCAAGGAACTCCGGCTGCAACTGTAACCCATCATAGACTTGTTAGAGGGTCTACTGCTATTGCAGTTGGCGACGCTGCTAGTTCTAGAACACAAGCAAGTGCAGGTTTATATTCTAGTGTTAGTGATGTTACGCAACAAGCAACAATTGTTTTTTTAGACAGCCCAGCCACAACTTCATCTACAACATATAAATGTCAAATGCGAGTAAATACCAGTACAGGTTATGTAAATAGAACATCAAGCGATACAGATAACACTAATAACGCTCGAACAATATCAACAATCACAGTCATGGAGATAGCAGCATGAATCACGATGCAATATATGCTCTTTATCCTCAAACCGTCACAGTTGATGACGGTGATGGCGCAAGAGATGCCCAAGGCAATCAAGTCGAGATTGACATGGATGCTGTCAATGCTTGGGTTGACCCTGACGCATATAAATCCAAACGTGCGGCTGAATATCCTCCAATGACTGACTACCTTGATGGTGTAGTCAAAGGCGACCAAGCGCAGATTGATGCGTACATTGCCGCTTGTCTTGCGGTAAAGGCTAAGTATCCAAAGGCATGACATGACACACAGAATCGTAGTAAACGTAGAAACAGGCGTAGTCACTCAAGTTGAGTACACCGCTGAAGAACAAGCAGTGCATGATGCGGCAGTAGCTGCACAAGCACTTGCAGAAGTCGTAGTAGTAACACCAACTGAGCCAGTAGCATGAGTTTAGAGACAGACTTCTACGCGCACCAAGCATCTTGCGATGAACGTTACAAGAATATCGAAGAGAAACTAGAGGCTGGAAAGCAGCGCATGACGCGCATAGAGTATCTGCTCTACGTCGTGATCGGCGCAGTGTTGCTCGGCCCTGGCTTTGCTGCTCAAATGTTTACGAAGCTGCTGGGAATGTAAAGCAATGTGGACCCCATATCCTTGTGCTTATTGGCCGCTGGTATCTGTAAGCAGATTCAGGCAGGGTGCGATTTGTACCGTGAGTGCAAAACTCAGTTTGTTGAAATAAAGAAAACAGGTGAAGAGGCTATTGCAATTGGCAAAGAGGCATATGGGTTTTGGAAGCAGTTATTGCAATTCTTTGGTGGCAAGCCAAAGCCGCAACAGCAACAAGCAAGCCAGGTAGCAGCGAAGAAGAAGAGAGAGAAGTTTGTTGAGGTAGACGAAGAGGAAATACTGAATGACGTTGTAGATCAGCTCATTCAGTTTTTCCATCTTCAGCAGCAGCTGGCTGACCATATCCGCGAAAGTGAGGAGAAGTCCAGAACAGTCTACGATCCTAACGCTAACCTGTTTGAAGCGGCCATCAAGCGCGTGAGGGCGGCTGACCAGATGCAAGTCATGGTCAATGACATAAGGATGGCGATGACCTGGAACGCCCCTAAAGAACTAGGTGCGCTGTACTCCAAGGTCATGGAGATGCGTGAGATTGTTGGTGCAGAGCAGGAGGCCGCAAGGCTGGCGCAGGAGTCCAAGGCTAAGAGGATGCTATGGCAACGTCAGCAAAGAGAGGCAAGTCAACGGTTAAAACTGGGAGTAAGCGTCCTGACCCTTATTCTTATCCTATACCTGTGGAGCCTGCTTTTCGTCCTGACGAAACAGAGGATCACATGATGGGAGCAGTAGGCTGGATCGTTTCGGTGGTTCTCGTTGCCTTGATGCTGCCACTATTGGCATTTATGCTGCTGGACACCTTAGAGCAAAAACAAGAGGTGAGACAGCAGCTGGAAAAAATGGAAAAATTACGCCGTGAGATTGAGCAAAAGGAAAGGAAAAACAAATGACTAAGCAGCTTGAAAAGAATTCGACTTACAACCAATTTGATTCAGACGGTGACGGCGTTGTCACTGACTCTGAACTGGCTCGGTCTGAGCGAATTTTAATGATCGACAATTTGGACAAAATGCAAGATCAGCAGCGCGTTATGGCGTGGGCTGCTTTGGTTGCGCCTCCTTTCATCATTGCGTACATGGCATCCGAACTTGTGACGCTGGAGAAGGTCAACGCTTTGAACGGTCTGGCGACTACCTACTGCGCCGCCATGGGTACGATTGTGGTGGCTTTTATGGCGGCACAGGCGTATATCCGAGGCAAGGCTGAAGGATGAGTATCTTCAACCCTTGGGTGATCCTCGGCTTTGTATTGGCGATGTTATCTGCCGCTGCCGGTGGATACTCCAAGGGCAAGCATGATGAGAATGTGCGCCAGCAAGTTGAGATTGCCGCATTGAACGCCAAGGCCAGGGAGACTGAGAAGGCTATGGCAGCGATGGCGCAGAGTTACGGTGACACATTACGAAAGGCGAATAATGTTGCAAAGGTTAAAGAGACAAAGCTGCGTGCTGATATTGCTAGTGGTGAACGCAAGCTGTTCATTCCTGTCAAAGCCGCCGAGTGCGCCGTATCAGCCGCCACAGATACCGCCACTGCCGGTGGATATCACAGCGGAACAGCATCAGCCGAACTTGACCGAAAGACTGCTGATGATCTTGTCGCCATCGCCGCCGAAGGAGATGCCGCCATCCGAAAACTCAACGCCTGCATTGAAACCTACGAAACCATGAGGACTGCAAAATGAACTTATCCAAGAACTTCACCTTGAATGAACTAACCAAGTCTGAGACTGCTATACGCATGGACATTGACAATACGCCCAATGAAGAACAAATAGAGTCATTACGTTTGTTATGTGAAAACATATTGCAGCCAGTGCGTGACCACTTTGGTAAGCCTGTGAGGATTTCATCTGGCTTTCGTTGTGCAGAATTAAATTCAAGCCCCGCCGTTGGTGGGTCTAAGACCTCAGATCATTGCAAGGGTCAAGCAGTTGACTTTGAAATTGAGGGTCTTTCAAACCCTGATGTAGCCCAATGGATTATGGATAATTTAACGT